TACAAAATGTTTTTTAGTTATGCAAGTGTTTATGCAAATTTATTTTAAATTATTTTCTTCTTTTACATTTTATAAATATAATCAAGAATTTTACCAACTAATCCACTTCTATGATTCTCTTTTAGTTTAATCCAAGCAATACCTTCCACATTTTTAGATAATTCAATTGCAAAATCTAACCCTGTTCTCTGATGTTGAGTGTCTCGCTGTTGGTTATCACCGTTGATGATAATTTTTCCAGTCTTACCTAATCTGGTAAGTATAGCTTCCATTTCAAAAGGTGATAAATTTTGAGCCTCCTCTACAATTAAAATATCATCAATAGTTTTACCTCTTATATACTGAACAGGTAGTCCCTCAATCTTACCACTTTTAACAAAATCTGCTATTTTTTGTTTATCTGTACATTTATTTAAATTATCTATAAGAGCTTCAATATAAGGTGAGTACTTATCAGTCAACTCACCAGGAAGGTAACCTAAAGATTTTCCTACCTCAATAGCAGCACGAGTTACAAGAATCTTATCTACCATTTTTTTATTTAGAAAATCTAAAGCTGTTATAGCTCCAATTAATGACTTTCCTGTACCTGCCTGTCCTGTAACAATAGTAATTTGATTATCTATAATAAGTTGTTTTGCTTGCTTTTGCTCTTCGTTTAAAGAAACGTTATACTTAATATCTCCTTTTCTTTCTCTATTTGGTTCTTTCATAACTTACTATTTAATTAAATTCTTCTTATATACTCTACACATCACCCAGTGATTATAAGACATCTTATCTTCTAAGCTTCCTGAACAAATTATAGTGGCACTTTCTTTCAGTGTTAATTCTGCTTTTGAATAAGCAAAATCTAAAATTTCTTTTTTTATTCTTGCGCCATTTTTAATATCTGAAAGTAATTCTTTTGAAGATCCTTGGTAGTTTTTCCATGACATTTCTTTTCTTTGCCCTTTACTTTTTCCGCGGGAAATAATTGAAAAAACAGACTTACGACCATAATAGTAACGGTTGTTATCCAAGTTTGTTATCTTATATACAAATCCTAAGATATTTTCGGGCATCTGTTCTATTGAAGTTATTTCTTTACCGTTCCAAGTCCAGTTTATGATTTCTTTTTTAACAGTTTCTTTAACCTTATTATTCTTTTTCTGCGCCATTCTTACTTTCCTTAAATTATTTTAACTGTTCCATCTTTCCAGTGTTTTACTACATTACCATCTTTATCTATGTAAATCATTGGTAAGTCTTTATCCCAAGTTTCTTTTTTAACTTTTTCCCGCGAAATTTTCTTAAACTCTTCAGATTTAAAATACTCTTCTTCTGAAATCATAATATTTCTATATTTAAACCATTATCATCAATGTATTTTTGCAATCTAAGTTTAAAGTTTTCTATTGCCTCTCCTTTCTTTTGATCTAAATGGTGATGATGTGCACCAGATACTTTTATAGATACTGAAAATAAACTAGATTCTAAGACATCATCTAAATCCATATTATTTAATGCTATTATAAAGTTCTCCTAAAGTAACTGTTTTTATCCAATTTTCTGTATCTTCTGGTCTGTTTTTTATTGAAACAGATTTTATTAAATCAATAAAACTACTTTCAGCTAACTTTAAAGTAGTCATTAACTCATGAACAGGAGTATTTAAATCTGCTGAAAAACTTATTTTGTTAGAGTCAGTACTCTCATTATATACTGACTCTATTGTTATTTTAGTGTTTAGTTTCATTCTTCTTTATTTTATAATAATACTACCTCCTTTTATTTCACACAGCCCTTCTACAACTCCTCTATATAATTTAAAAACATGTGCGTAATTATCATGCTCCTGCCAACCATCACCATAACCCCTAAAAGTATATTCATCCTTTACTTTATCATAATATATTCTATAAATTATAGGATCTGTTCTTTTTCCAAATTCTGTATAAGTTGTGAAATAGCAATTATGTACATATACCACTTCTCCAAATTGACTTTCTATGCCAAAATCTATTGTAACCTTGTCTGAGTTAAAAAGTATTAATCCTAGTATACCAACTACTAAAAATAATATTATAAATAATTCCATATTTTGTTTATTTATTATTTCAGTTTATCTTTTATCATATTTATGTATGCACCTATATCTTCCACTTTACTAAAACATTCATACATACCTTCAAATTTTATACTTGGTATATATTTATTATTACTATTAGCTGACTTTAATAAATTCTCTAAAATACAAATAAATTTTGCATTTTTATCAGAAACTTCATAAATTATCTTATAATTGTAAGGCATTTTATTACTTCTGAACCTTCTTTCTGTTTTTAAAAATGTTCTTCCTATTTTATAAAAAATTTCAGTACTGTTCCAACACTCTAATATGTAGATTTTATAATTATCAAAATATTTTGATTTTTTACCAGCATTTTCCCAAGATTTATAACTCCATCCAATTGGATTATTAATATTATATTGCCTTGTTGATTCTCTACCACATTTAGGACAACCTCTATATGACTTATTACCTATAAAATTAGCTGTAGGAACTTCAAAAATTCCATGTAAACAACAACCTATTTTTATAGGTGTCATATTATCTACATATTCTACATTTTGTAAATCATATTTATCACCTCTCTCGTTTTTTATTACATTTTTTATATAGTCTGTTTTTGATAAAGCTGAGTTAATAGTGTCTGCCCTGTCACAAGATAATAAACTATTAGGTGTCATTTGGCATAATCCATATTTTGTGCCATATATAACTCTGAAATTTGCACTAACATATTTTATAAAAGAATAATCTAATATTCCAATATCTAACTCTTTTAACTGATTTATAAAATACTCTGTCTTATTTATAGCACTTTTTATAGATGGTTTGATATTTTTAACTAAGTTACCTATTGAAATTTTACAATCTCCATATTTTGTTTTTATAATACATGAATATTGTACATTATCTTTTACAATATCTACAAAATCCCCACTGATTTCTTTAAAAAGACTACTTTTATCTAATAAATAATTATAGTAGTATTCTTTGTAATTAGTAGTTGTTTTCGATGACACATTTTCTCCTTTTATTATACCTTCAGCCTTTTTTAAATGAAAACTATACTTATTTTTACATAATATCTTAGTTTTCATATTTATATACTCACCTACTATTTCAAATTCACCGTTTCTATAATGCTTATTTTTATAAAAAGCTTTATTTTTAAACTCATTTGTTGTCATCAAAAACCTTTAAGTTTATCTTTTATAAGTAAAATGTACGTATTTATATCTTCCCGCAAATCCGCAACATTAACTAAACTCTCTTTCCAAAAAACTCTTTGGTCTAAAAATTCTTTATATTCTTTTGAAGCTCCTGCAAACTTTTCAGCATTTGAAATACTAGGAGATTTATCATACATTGGAGATTCTTCTTTAAAATCATATTCATCTTTTACCATAGCTACTGCAATTCTCATTTTAATAGCTGTGGCTGATTTATCGGAGCGTGCTTCAGAAGCTTGTACCATTTTTGTGTGCCAAGGTCTTAAATCTGCTCTTAAATCAACAAAACGGTATTCAAATTCTACTAATGCATTTTTATTTCCGTCTCCTGTATTTATGAAGTTTCTAAAACTGTTTCTTAAATTTTCGTACTCTTCTATAATTTCTTCTAACGGTTTACCACTCACACCTAAAGAATAAGCATTTTTTATTTCTTGCTTTATATATGATTGTTTTTCGTCATCAGATAGGGCTGAATTACAACAGCTAAGTATTGTATCTACTGCACCTTCTATTCTTTTATCTAAGCTCATTATAATTGTTGCTTTAAGAATTCAAAATCTTCTGGGTTGAATTTTAAATATTCAATAAATCTAGCTAAACCGTTAGCTTTTTTCTCTTCACCATTTTTATCAGGAAAAGAAATCCAAGCTCCACTAACTTTGGCAATACCTTCTTCACAAAAAATTTGAGCATATTCATCAACTTCATTAAAACCACCATTATAATAAAAATTCAAAGTAATCACTTCTTTTTTATCAAATGCTCCTGCTTTACTTTTTCTAATTCTTACATCTAAATTATGACCAATAACTTTCTTATTCTCATCCTTAATTAAATCTTTTTTAGTAAAATCTAAATGAGTGAAAGGCATAAATTTGTTCCAATTTCCTCCAGGCAAAACGCGCGGATCAGAACCCATAGCACCTGGATTTTCACGCCATTGATTTAAAACGATAAAAGCAATATTTCTACGAGCACAATTTGCATTTATAATTGGAAATCTTGTACCTAATTTTTTAGCTTCAATACCTATATGATTATCCTCTGCCGATTTAGCTTCAACAGCAATAGAATAAAATGATTTAACAGAATCTATAATAATTGCACCGACATCCTCAGACTGTGAAAAAGCTTCTGCTGTATCTAACATATTTTCGAGAACAGAATCTTTATACACAATCAATCTATTTTTATCTAATCCAAACCTTTCAATATGACTATCTGTAATTGTCTGTTCGCCATCTAGCAGAATAACTGTTTTTGATGTCTTATCTTGTATCTTTTTAGCCATTATAAGAGCATTACTACTCTTTCCTGAACCTTCCCACCCTGTGAGTAAGGTCATAGCTCCTAGTGGAACTACTTTATTATCCATATAATAATCTAAGTAAGCACTTCCTGATGAAGAAAAGTCTAAGTTTAAAGTATCAATTTCAGAAACTTTTTTTACTTGGTCTTGTTCTGCTTTTCCTTTGTTTAATTTTTTAAGTACGTCTTCTAACTTCAAAATATTCTGTTTTTAATTAATTATCTTACATGATTTAAAAATCTTTCGCATAGTTCTATATTACTTAACCTTATCTTTTCTTCTACCTCATTTTCATAACAAATAGATTTTAAAAAAGATTGCTCTTGATATATCACATCTGAAAGTTCTAACTTTGTATTTAACTCTTTTAATAAATCTGCCATCTATCTAATAATTTATAATTGTATTTTTCTGTTACTTTTTCTAATAATTCTTTTATAATTTCTTTTTCCGCCAAAAAAATATTTAAGGATTGTAATTGTTCATTTGTTCCGTCATACAAACTGTGACAACCACAATTACTAAATCTTCCACCTAAGTATACTATATTATCGTCGTCGCATTGTATAGATTTGAAAGTAGATTTTGGCAACCGATGTGCCACCTCACTTACATCAGCTTTTAGCTTTTCACCACAGTTTTCACAACATAATTTTTCTGTTTTTATCTTTTCTACGTGGCGCATAAAAAACTCAGGTAAACAAGCTCTATCTTCTTTGCGTTTTTCTAATCCTTTTTTAGAGTATTTTTTCATAAAGCAAATATAATAAATAAATATTAAAAATGCAAATAATTATTTAAGTATTTTTTAATTTTCTGTTGGTGGATATAAATCCTTGGCAATATACTCTATAACACTATTATTTGTTATTTCTAAAACTACCCAATCTTCTGGAATATGGTTTTTCCAAGTATATTCTGACATACCTGTTTCCGCATTCCAACCTATATTTGAACAAAATTGTCTTAAATGTAATTTTATAGAACCAAAACTTTGCCAAATTTTACCTTTCTTAGTCCATCTTGGATGCATAGTACCTGTTGAAAAATTACCGTCTTTGTTTTTTATTTTGTATATTTTTAATTCCATAATTTATTTTTAAGTTCAGAAATTAGTTTTATAACATCTGTAAAAAGTACATAATCTCCGTTTAAAGATTTTTCCATATCTTGTCCACCACTATTTGAAGTAAGTTCATACCTTTCTAAATTAGATATTAAATCTTCTAGGTTAGAGGACGGTTTATAATTATTGTTTTTCATAATAACTTTGAAATAGTTTCTTTATTCAAATCATTAATTTTAACACTTCCATTTTCTATTTCTAGTAAAGCGCACCTTCTACATCTAGGGTAATGTTCTTCAATAATGTCACTATCCTCATCAACATAAAAACCGTTGAATATATTATCATCTGAACAACTAGTTCTGCTATGTTCTGGACAAATAATATCTATAAATTCTTTATTTGTCATAATATTGTTATTATTAATTTTCTTCCGTTTATTATTACTTCTTTTTCTTTTAAGTTGTGTTTTAGTAAATAATCAACTGTTTCATTTATTTCTTTTTTCGGCAATTTATTGAACTCTATTTCATCATCTTGTATTAGTAAGTTCTTAAATTTGCTGATAGCATCTCTTATAATATCTATTATAAATTTCATAACTATGTTGTAGGTATATGTTCTATTTGTTTATAAAAGAAGTCATTTTTTGATATTTCTTTAAAATACTTATCTATTGTTTCTTGGTCTATTTTTTTAGGTTTACCTCTATTAAATCCATAAGATGTGCCATTTTTCTCTATCTCCTTATAAGGCTCTTCCATAAATATAAACCCTTTGTTATAAATATACAACTTTTTCTTGTTATTTTTATATGAATCGAATTTATGTTCATAATATTTTACAAACTTATAATTTTCCCAAAAACTTTCAAACATTGTAAATAAATCAAGAGGTTCTGTTTCTAATTTATTATACATTTCATTTGATATGGGATAACCAAGTTCTTTTTCTAATATTTCTTTACCAACTTTCATAATCTGTTATATCTTTTTCAATATTAATTTCTTGACATCTTATTTTTAAAGTTCTACCTATCCCTTCACCACCTCCAAAAATATACTCTAACTCTACATAATGTCCAAAAATATTTCTAAAAGACTCTTTAAATTTTTTAACTTCTTCTAGCTCCTTTTTGTTTAATTCAAATTTCATATTTATCTTAATTAATAAAAACACCTAACTGTTTCTCTATACTTTCCTTTAATAATTTTCCTTTTTCACCATACCAGTTAAAGTCTTTTTGTTCTAAAATCCAAGTAAGATAAGATTTATTTTCCTTAATCACATCACTTACTTTTTTATTATTATATTTTCCGAAATAAAAAGTAGCATCTCCTTCTAAAGCGTGTTTTTCTCTATCTATTTTTGCTTGTAAACTTTGTTTTGTCGGTCGATTTAAAGTATTTAAAGGGTAATTACTTAATAAAATATCTCCATTAAACACAGCCCAACCTTTTGTTAATTCATTGTTTTCAATAGTTATTTTTTCTATTTCCCCAAACTTTCTGCAATTACCACTAAAATCTACAATCAGACAATTTTCTTTTTCAGGATGTATTCTTACACCACGTCCTAAAAGCTGGTATATAAAAGTTAAAGAATTAGAAGGTCTTCCTAGAACAATAGCATCTAATTGAGGATGGTCAAATCCAACACTTAAAATAGAACATTGAACAACAACTTTTAATTTTAAATTCTTAAAATCAGATACTATTCTATCTCTATCTTTGCTGTTCATTCCACTGTAAACAGCTTCACAACTTTCTAATTTTTTACTTATTTCTTGCGTGTCAGATATAAAAGGAACAGATATTAGAATAGACTTTCTTCCATTACTAATTAACTTTTTAACCTCATCAACTATTTTATTATTTAAATCATTTTTCTCTTTAAACTCTTTAAGAGATGAGTCAGTATATTCAGTACCACTAGTGTTTAATGACAGTGAAGATTCATCTACATTTCGTATATCATATATTAACTTACTCCAATAACCCTGGTTTACAACTTCTTCTATCTGAACTATATCTTCAATAGATTTATAAATACAATCTCTATCTCTATTCATTAGTTTTAATGTAGTGCCATCCATTGTTGAAGATAATCTAAAAGGAGTTGCTGTAATACCAACTAATTTATAACTATTTAATTTTTTTAAGAATAAGTCCAATTGAGAACCTCTTGCTGATGCTAAATGAGCTTCATCAAATAATATTACAACTTCCTTATCCTTAAAATAGTCTACAAACTTAGTTAAAGTAGATATTGTGGCAAAAGTGACTTTACCTACATTTTTACTATTTAATGATGCTGAACAAATATCTGCCTCAAAACCATAAGAAGTGTATTTTTCATAATTTTGCTTTAATAGCTCTTTACTCGTTGTTAAGTTTATAAAATACTTATCTGGATACTTTGAAGCTATATTTGCAACTATCAAAGATTTACCAAAGGAGGTAGGGAATACAAATATTCCGTGATTCTTTTTCGACTGTTTTATAAACTTATCTATCTTATCAACCGCTTCTATTTGTCTTTGTCTAAGTATATAACTCATTCTTATTTTATATTCCAAACATTTCTTTATGACATTTTCTACACATACTAAATTTTATAGAACCATTTGAACATATCTTTGTTGAACATGTACATATTTGTTCATTTACATTACTGTTATTAGTTTGTAATGCTTCATACATGTCAAATAATCCACTTGCATAAACATTTAAATCTATCTTGTTTAAACTTTTTGCTTTTTTGTCTAACAATTCTTGTACTATTTTTAATATTTCCATATTATTATAAATAATCATCTTTATTAAAATCTTTATTTTCAGAAGCTATTTTATTTATAACTTCTTCATAAGACATACTAATTAACTCATCTAATTCTTCCTTTGTTTCAATATAAATATACCCATCTAATCCTTCAAGTGAATCACTTTCCGTTGGGAGGTTATTACATTGTGTCATAGTACTTAAAGTAATACTATTAGGTAGAGTAATTTCAAGACAAGTATCATCCCAATCAGGTTTATATGTTCTTTCTTTAAACCCGTAACTTTTAATAATTTCTAATGTTAATTTCATAATTTATAAATAATTACAATTAAGATTACGAATTTCAGCTTTAAGTTCTTCTACCTCCATTTTTCTTAAAATAAGTTTATCTTCCATTTTTTGTGCATCATTTTGAATATCATAAATTTTTGATATTAAATAATCCTTCAATTCTTCTGTAATATTTAGTATTTTAATATCAATTACTAAATTATCAATTTTACCACATATAAAATCTTCTCTTTTTGAAAACACTGTTTTTGGCATATTTTATTTTTGACAAATATAGTGAATAAAAATGAGTTATGCAAATTTTTTGATATAATTATTACGTCTGTAAATATCTATACAAATACTTCCGATTTATATACGTTGCGTTGAATTAACGGTTTTGTTTTACTTAATATTATTTACTTTATTTTTATATT